TACCATCTGGTGATGACCCCACCGGGGTCTCCAGCTTCCTCTCTAAGCATAGCACCATCATTAATATGGCACGTTTTAGTGTTATCGTGATGGATTACATGCGCGATGAGAAGAAGGACTGTTTACGCACTGCTGCTTTTCTTTCAAACGTAGCAGGTTGCTGTGAGTTTTCCGATGTCGCTTTAACTATGCGATTCCTCACTGTTATGAAAGGTTACTTCAGTGTCAGGAGCATCAGACCCCAGTCTGAGTCTACTGATTACATTAGAGACTTCTTTAGTGGCGGTTCTGCCACTGTCAAGAAGCATTTGCCCTTGGTCATGAAGAAGATTTTAGCATTGGTTGCTAGCGTCAGCATTATGCCCAAATTACTCTCCTCAGAGTCTGGTAGCTTATCAAACATGGTTGGCCACCTTATGAAGAAGAGATCAGTTGTCAAGTTCGGTGTCATTAGCGATGTCATGGACTTTTTAGTCAATTTGGTGAACGACGCTATAGATTGGATTTGTGGCGTTCGCACACCCACAGAAATAGCTGCTGTTATGGAGGAGTCCAAACAAATGCGCATGACGCAGCTTGAGTTTGCTCACACCATGACCGACGTTCAGCGTAATTTCTGGATGAAGGAGTATCCAGGAGTTCTCGATAAGCTTAAAAAGTTTTATGCTGTTTGTTTTGTAGATGAAGATTTCGCTTTAGTCGGTTTAATCGATAGAGAGCGAGAACTTCTTGTTAAGTCTTTTGTAGCAGTTTCTGACACCAAGTTCCAGACTAATCACTTGACATTAGCCATGAACTTCTGTGGTGATTCCTGCATTGGCAAGAGTCTTATCACAGATGCCGTTTCGGATATTGTAGCCATGTACTACCAGGGTGTTCCTTTTGACCCAGTTCAGAAGTTTGTCGCCGGCGACACTAAACACTGGGATTCTCTCAACAACGGTACAAAGTTAGTTATAGTTGACGATCTTGATGCTGACAAGTTGTATGGTGAGAGCCGGGGCGATAGGGGCATTAACGGCTCCTTGTGCTCTTTACTCATTAATCTTGTCAATTACATGCCTTTTACGCCACCCATGGCGTGTGCTGACCAAAAGGGGAAAATTAATCCTAATCCTTATGCTCTTCTCATTTCAAGTAACGAGAGCCACAGGTACGGTGATATAGGTCTCATGGGAGATCCCACAGCAGGAGCCAGGAGATTAATTTCTGTTGAAGTAGAACTCCGGCATAACTTTCGGTCGCTGTCGGGTGGTCTTGATCCTAGTTTGGTTGGCGATTTTTACGTCGATTCACCATGGTTATTTACCATACGCCGTTACGACACTGACGCTGCTGTTATTGCAAACAAGGGGGTTGAGAACCCCAGGTTCATGCCTAGTCTGTACAAGGTTAGCAGTATCATTCAGACTGTCGAGTTTGATGACATTGGTAAACTTACAGATGAGGAGACGCTTACCGTTTCACAGCTTCCCAGGGAGGATGGCTTGTACACTTACACCAAGCAGTGTGAGCGCGTACCCCTTGCTGTCCTTCGTGACTGGATAGTTGTGGAACTGGATAGTTACAAGAGCAGGAGCAGTGTGGTCAATGTGGCTAAAGATAAGACTTTTTCCAATTCCAAGGATTACTTTGCTAACAGGGACGCGCATGTTGGTGTGACTCCCCAAGCGCGTGGGAGACTTGACTTCTACGAACACATGGACTGTGCACCATTTTGGCCTATGTGGGCCTTTTGTGGCAAAGTTTGTGCTACTGACGCAGAAGTGGTTTCAGAATCCGCCGTTTACGCCTCTTTTGGTTGGATTAGTTGGTTTTTGCGTTGGCTTACCATTTATTTTCGTCTTTTTACTTTCCCATTCTTTTTGATGGTTGCGAGGTTGACTGGTGGTGCGCCTAGTGGCGTGTTCGCCAATTTGCGAGTCTTTTACGTTTCATTTTTCTTTAACATGCTCATGGTGACTAGTGTTCTTGGTTCTGCTACTAACCCGGTTTATGGGCTTATTAGGCAGATTTTCAGTTATCGCGTGTTGCCTACCATTTCCACTCTCAATAACGTTGCGGGTTTACCGTCTTGTAATCATTTTGCTATTATTAGGCGTGCTGCTTGTTACCGTGCCGCTCTCTTACAGAAGCACAGGAAGGCTTCGCATTTGATTGTGGGAGGCATGTTTGCTGGTTTGTCAATTCTTATGATTAAGAAGGTTTTAGGGTTTTACAAGAGCCTTTCTGAAGTCAAAAAGTTGTCATTTTTCCCTCAGTCTGAAGAGGCGGATGATGAGCCCCCGTCAGTGGCTCCGGTACCACCGGTACCCAGTGCCCCAGTTAGCGCTGGTGTTGTTGCGGGTAGCCCTTTGACCACCAACTCGCTCCTCAGAGCTAGAGCTGGTGTTCCTTACACAGGTAAGTACAATGGCAACCCTAATGACACCACGCGTCCTGTGTTGGCTTTCCAGGATAACCCATGCATGTCATTCCCTGACGTGTTGGGTGCTGTTCAGAACAACATGGTTAAACTTTTTATAGAGGCTGTTGATACTGGTGATTTGACCACTGCTAAGTCCATTGATGGTAAATCTAATAGTCAGTTTGGCTTGATTTTGGGCCAGACTTCCACTTCAGCCGTTATACTTCTTAACAATCACATCTTTAAATCTGAAGCCGAGTACTTCAAGGTTCAGGTGTACTGGAAAGAAGGACAGCGCGTTCGCCCAGTCATCATACCCAGAGCATTCATTGCTTTTGGTTCTGAGCTGCCCAGAGCCCGTCTCAACGGGTTGGACGGATCATTGGATGTAGCCCTCTTGGGGGTACAGGACATGGGTGCTGTTAGAGACATAACAGGCCTGTTTGCACAGAAATCCGCGTTCGGTAAAACGGACATGACAAACGTCAAGCGTATTATGTGCCCTTCCATGGTTGGCAATTACTGCCACCAGGAGGAATTGGAACTGTTGTCCGGTACTTATCATGGTATTAAAACCGTGAATTATAGTATTGGCAACATGCCTGAAACAACATTCCTCGGTGCTTGCGTCGAGGGTGTTGGAGCTGTTGGTACCTGTGGGTTACCTTACATCGCCGGTAGAACGGTGGTTGGTATCCACGAGGGTGCTCACGCTCCTTTCGTGTACGCTGCTCCCATCACACAGGGTGTCATTACTGATCTTTGGAATAATCTTCAACAGAAGGCTATACCAGGGTGCACTAACGCACACATTGTGATTGGTACACCTTTGTTGGCTGACCCCGGAGTGTCTGCCACACCACCCATAGTTAACATGACTAACTCGTTTGGGTTACACCCTGACAGTGTGTTGAGGACTATTGCCCCTAATACCAAATACTCAATAGTTGGTAACAGTGGCTCTGGTGGTGTCGCTTTCCGTAGTGCATACAAGAAGAGCCCTTTGAAGGGTCATTTGTACGGAGCCATTCCTGCTCTCAAGGAGGTTGGTCGTGCTCACAGCACTCCTAATCCTGACATACACGTTTCTCATACCAAGATGTTCGACAAGACCGGTCTTTCAACCAAGGTAGAGCCCTTTTCATTGAGGAAAGCCTACAAGGATGTGAAGACTGACATGGAATCGAATTTCATCAAGTTGGCTGTTGGTGATTACGGTTACGTTACGCAGCTAGGTCCGTGCAACATGGATGACGCGTTGGCTGGATACGGGTGCACACTTGCTGGCCCTGTGGAACTTACCACTTCTGCTGGCACTCTTAAAGGCAAGAAAAACGTTTATTTTGACAGATACTTTGATGAAGTACTTGGTCGTTATGTCACCTGCCTTAAAGAGGATGGTCCTATGTCCCAGTACATAGTCGACACTGTGGACGGGATGGTGGGCCGCGCCCAGATGGGGATTACTTCCACGCTTTCGCGTAAAGTAGTACCTAAGGACGAACCTCGTGAGCACGAGAGGGACCTCAATGGTCTCATAGTGAGTAAGGCTGCCAGGCTTATTCACGCTGGGGAGTTGGTGGAGCTGATAGTTTTCAGAATGTACTTCCTTCCCATAATGGCCGTCTTGGGTATGGACCCAGGTGGCTTTGGACATGCAGTTGGATTGAATCCTGCTGAGTCCTGGGGAGACCTTCACAAGCGGTTTAGCAGGCTTGATGACACAGAGAATTTTGCTACTGACTACTCGTCTTTCGACTTGACTATTTCAGTCCACCTTCTCGATGCTGCTGTCAATTTGCTTATATCGCTTACTCACATGATGAGTGGGTACACAGATGAACACAGGCGCATAATGCGCGTGATATGTTATGATTTGTGTAATCCCATTTACGATGTGGACGGAACGTGGGTTCGCTTCACCGGGAGCAACTCATCGGGGAATCCTCTCACCACAATGCTCAATTGCTTGGTCAACCATTTGGTTTGGAATCAAGTTTGGATAATGTGGTCGCACGATAGGAAGAATCCTACACAGAGTGGTCTCTACCACTTTGTGTCTGATGATCTCCCTGCTTTGAGCACGGTGATGAGTCTCACTTGCTTGGGGGACGACTTCTTTGGTGCAGTGACTCGCGCCTGCGGTTTCACGCAGATAGATGCTGTGATATATGCTGCTAGGCTCGGGTTTACCCTCACGGGTGCCGACAAAGGTGCAGAGATAACACCTTACGCGTCCAGTATATCCTTTTTAAAGAGGAGGATGATCGTCTACCAGACGAGCTGCGGGGAGCTGGTCCTCGCGCCGTTGTCAATGACTTCCTTACTTAGACCATTTATTTGGGGAGAGTGGAAGGTTGACATGATCGAGCATTACGCGGGCTTGATCAAGGGCATGCTGGTTGAACTAGTCCAGCACGGCCCAGAGGTTTACGAAGAGTACGTGTCTTTGTTCCGATCTTTTACTTCGGAATTTCACATTATTCACCACACCAGTGATAAACGTGCTGACATTAAGGAGACTTTGGGCTCCTACTTTTCCCCTCACAACTTTAGGTCCTGGGAGGACAGAATTACCGAGATGTACGGTAATGGTAAGCAGATATACGTTGAAGTAGATTCTGCTCGCATGGTTTAAGAAACCACGCCATCCGGGCGTTAAACGGTTGTGTTAATTGGTTTGCTTGACAAGCTTTCCTCCCGGAATTTCCGGTCGGCCTACATTCACATAAAACACAGGCTACATCGTTACTACTTTTATATTAGTGGGCTTGGAGTCCCCACGCAGTCAATGCAACACTCTATGCTTTGGGCAAGATCCCATTACCTTTGAGAGAGGTACTTCTCATATCCCCGTGGTCATGGTTAAACACGAGGATATTAACCCGATAACCAACAGTGCGGTTCTAACCATAGAACCGCAGTCCGCTGAGACTTTTACAGTTACAACGGGCTCCCCCACGACCTCTAGCGAGAACGTTGAGTTTATGGATACGAATCCAGCTTACAATGTTAATATCGCTAGCTCTGATGACCCTACCAGAGGTATCGCCGACATGGCAGATACAGATCTTGGGCAGTTTTTGTCTAGGCCTATTCTTATCAAAGAGTATACCTGGTCTCCTAGCCTTGCGTTTTTCGAAACATTTGACCCGTGGTCATTGTATCTGAACCAAGCTAAGAACATAAACAGGATAGCCAATTTCAACTTGTTTAGGAGCAAGTTGTGTGTTAGATTTCTTATTAATGGTAATGGGTTTTACTACGGCAGACTTTTAGCCTGCTACAACCCTTTACCGGCTACGGATCAAGTTTCAATCAACCGTGGCCTTTTAATAGATGCTGACAATATTGGCGCTAGTCAGAAACCACATTTATACATTAATCCTACTGAGTGTCAGGGTGGCGATTTGTGTTTGCCTTTTGTTCATTGGCAGAATACAGTTCGAGTACCCGAAGCTGAGTGGGGTGACCTTGGTGAGATTACCATCAGGACTCTCTCAGATCTAAAGAACGCTAATGGTGCCGTTGACGGCATTACTTTAAGCGTTTTTGCTTATCTTGAGAATCCCAATATGGCTATTCCTACTAGTAAGAACCCTATTACTATCACCCCTCAGTCAGATGAGTATGGGCACAATCCCATCTCAGGAGTAGCTTCCACAGTTGCTCGTGTTAGTGGCATGTTATCTAGCGTACCTATAATATCACCATTCGCTAAAGCCACACAGTTAGCTGCCAGTGCAGTTGGTGGAATTGCCAAACTTTTTGGCATGTCCAGACCAGCTGTTATTGACCCTATCCAGGTTTACAAACCTGAGTATATGGGCGGTATGGCTAATACTAACACACCAGATGGAACGAACAAACTTTCCATGGATGTCAAGCAGGAACTTACTATAGATTCTGCTGTTGTTGGGGTTGATTCCACAGATGAGATGGGTCTCGTTTCCATCGCGAAACGTGAATCCTATTACACCTCATTTGGTTGGGATCCGGTTGGAGACATCAGGTCAGGACCTGGGTACAAGTTGTTTAGTACTCAGGTTATGCCCACCAACTTTCAAACAGCAAAGATGGGCTCCCTCGCGGCCACTGAGTACCATCTCACTCCAGCAGGTTACGTGGCTCTGCCCTTCGATTACTGGGGAGGCTCGATGGAATTTAGGTTCCAAGTAGTTTCTTCTAATTTCCATAGGGGCAGGATCAGAGTTGTGTGGGACCCCGCTAGTCTTACACCGGCTGGTAATAGTGATTACAATACTTCTTACAACAGGATAATTGATATAACCGACATGAAAGACTTTACTGTTAAAGTCGGCTGGGGACGTGAAGTCTCTTTTCTACCTGTACAATCACCAAACGCCTTGGTGGATGGCTTACCTGTTCCTTCCTATGAACCCCATCCTTCTGGCCTACAGATACCATCAATTCTAGGAAATGGAATTCTTAGCGTCTACATAGTTAACGATCTCACTGTACCGAACACCGACCCTGCCATAAACAATTCTATTGAGGTCAATGTGTTCTCACGCATGTGTGACGATGCTAGGTTTGCTCAGCCTGCCGAAATGAGGAAGCGTAGTATGAGTTACTTTAGGCCTCCTGACGGTGCGTTGACCATTGAGCCGCAGTCTGCGGAGATGGAAGAGCAAGAAATGGCACCTGTTTCAACAGGTGCCGACGTTACCATAGCTGACGAACAGCCCGTAAGTGATCACATGATGGATGTGTTCTTCGGCGAGGAGATCACATCTATTAGGCAGATGCTTAAGAGGTATTGCTTTCACACCTTTATGCCTCTGACTAAGCTAGAAGAGGGGCTGCGTAACAGGATGTACAGAGTTACTACCCCTGATTTCCCATATTACAATGGGTTCAATCCTGGGAGCAATGATTCTGGTGTCATAGACGCCACGAATTACAAATTCTCTTACACTCAGAACACATACCTCAACTACTTCACACCAGCATTTGTTGCTTACCGTGGTGGAATTAGATGGAAGAAGCTAGCTCATAGAGGTGGTGGTGCCGGTCTTGTGGATTATACTGGCGAACATTTTTCTATTGTCAGATCATCTGGTGCTGTTGACACTAATCTCATCCTTCCGGGAACTGGTGATGCCAACAATGCTTACAAGCCGTTCATTAGATCTGAGAATTTAAACCCTCTTAGGTTTCGTGACACTGCTGCAAGAGCAAGTGCGTTTATGTCTTCTTTTGCTCCAGGTGGCTTTTTGACGCCTGCAGATCGTAACCCCGCTTGTGAGGTTGATTTGCCATTTTATAGCAACAGGAGGTTTATGTGCGCTCGGCGTATTAAGAACCTCGAAGACAGGCAGCTCGACGACGAGTTGCCACCGGTGCACGTCACCACAACGATGGGCTGTTTCTCTGCTACAGAGAACTTCGTAGCCGCTGCTGAAGACTTTAGTTTAAGTTTCTTCATCGGTGTTCCAGTCATGTACTCAGTTGGTAGACTGGGAGAGTATCCTATACCTCCCATTCTTGCGACTTAGTGCTCCAACAAACAAACCCTGCAAGTTTAACCGCTTTCAGGTAGGCCCTTGGACCTTTTTCCAAGGAATAGACCCAGCATGGGGTCGCCAATTCTAAATAAATTGGTCCGTTTCTAGTTGTAGAACGGAAACGCCTTAGGGGCGTTGAACACCATTAGGTTTGCGTTAAATCGCAAGCACTCGTAGTAGTTTCATACCGCCCCTTGTGGGCGGTGGAGTTTTTATACCACGTAGTGCAATTTAATGATGCTAATGCATATT